TGAAGATAAATCACACGATTACAGATTAGAGCCTGTTGATAAATTGGCTCCATTTTGATAGTGAGGGATTATGCGCGATAAAGACTGCTACAAATGCAAACACTTTTTGACCGGAGCTTGTATTGTCTGTAAAAATCAGGAGTTGTACGATAAGGGGGAGAACCTTGACGATTAACCATGCAAATCGTTATCCTGATAGGGAGGATTGAATATGCCAAAGAAAAGCAATATGGAATCACTGACACCGAAACAACAGGCTTTTTGCCATAAACTCATAGAGCTGGATTGGAACCAAACGAATGCCGCCATAGCTGCCGGATACAGTCCGAAATCAGCAGCTACAACCGCCTCTCGTATGCTTAAAAATGACAAGGTGGTCAGATATTTAGACGAATGTGTGGACAAGTCTCTCGGCGCAATGAAGTCTCAAATACGGCATAAAGTACTTTCCGAGCTTATACCGATAGCCACAAGCGATATTACCGATATTGTGAATGTCAGAACTGAAGAGTATGAAGAGAACATCCGTGACATTGACGGGAACATAATCGATACCGTAACCAAAACTCGGCAGATTGTCGAAATTGCCGATACAAAAAATCTCACTACGGAACAGCGGCGGGGAATTGCCAGCATTAAGCAGGACGCAAAGGGAGCTATTGAAATCAAGTTTCATGATAAAAAGTCCGCCCTTGAGCTTTTGGGCCGTCATGGTGGACTGTGGACTGATAAGCAGGAAATTACCGTTAAGGGCAAACTGGAAACCGAAAATAAAACTATCAACTACACCGATCTCCCTCCCGAAGAAGCGAAGAAACTTTTCTTTGATAAGATTTCCGGTGCTGACAATAACGGCGATTGATGATATTATTCAATATCTGGCAGGGCGGCCACCCTGGGGAGAGTTTTAGTCCTTCTCTCCCAATCCAGATTATTTTACAGGACTAAGGACTTGTCTATGAAAGTATTAAGCTTATTTGACGGTATGTCGTGTGGTAGATTAGCTCTTGAGAGATCAGGAATCAAAGTTGATAAATACTATGCTTCGGAAATATCCGAATCAAAAATAAAAGCCAGTAAAAATTATTATCCAGACAATATCCACATCGGATCTGTAACAGAAGTTTGCGGACATGATTACGATATTGATATGCTTATAGGTGGCAGTCCTTGCCAAGGTTTTTCTATAATGGGAGACCGTCTTAATTTTGACGATCCTCGTTCAGGATTGATAATGGATTATTTCCGAATATTAGAAGAATTGCAGGAAAAGAATCCTGATGTTTTATTTTTGCTTGAAAATGTACCAATGGATAAACAGTGTGAGATTGAGATTTCCAGGCGTCTTGGTGTTCTTCCTGTAAAAATCAATTCAGCTCTCGTTTCTGCTCAGAATAGAAAGCGGATTTATTGGACAAACATACCCGGATTGGGAGATGATCTTTTTGGAAATGAAATACAGCAACCAGAAGATAAAGGTATTTTACTGAAAGATGTTTTACAGCCCGAAAGTGAAGTTGATGAAAAATACTACCTGAAAGATAAAGCATGGGAATATGTAAAAAAGCGTATTCTTGAGAATGAAAAGTTTTGTAATTTAAACCCAGAAAAGGCCAGGGCTTTGCAGGAAAGATATAGTGAGTCATGGAATGGGACTTTTATATCAGGAAAGCTGTTCAATTTAAACGAAAAAGATCAAAGCACTAACCGTGTATACGGGATAGAGGGAAAAGCTGCAACGCTCGTTGAGTCTGGCAACAAGGCATATTATCTAATCTCTGACCAATTCATAAACAAAAATCAAAACGGAATGGGGATGAAGGTTGACCCGGACAAGTCGTACACTCTTAATACGGTAGACAGACAATCAATAGCTTACGATCTAGACTTAATGAGAGTAAGGAAGTTAACACCAATAGAATGCTGTAGGCTTCAAACAGTGCCTGATGATTTTTTTGAAGGTGCTGATATTTCAGATAACCAGATTTATTCTTGCCTCGGTGACGGATGGACGGTAGACGTTATTTGTCATATTTTTAAAGGGATAAAATGAAACACCCCTGGTCAGAACGCGCCCACTTAATCAATTCGCCATCTGAAATACAAAAATATTACGAAGCCTACCATATTCCTACGGCAGAAGCGGCTATCGATTTTATCAATCGCTGGTGCTTTACGATGGACCCGCGCCGGACTGATGACCGTGTTATCCCTTTCGAGCTTTTCGATAAACAGGAAGAGTATATCCGGTGGCTATGGGATCGGTATACCAATCGGGAAGATGGTGTAGTAGATAAATGCCGTGGAGTTGGAATGTCTTGGATGAATGCGGCTTTTTCTGTGTTCCTGTTCCTGTTTCACGAATCTGTCACGATCTCCATGTACACGTACAAAGCTGACGAATGCCACGAGAAAGGAAATATCGACACATTACTTGAAAAATGTATTTTTATCTGCGCTCACCTCCCGAAATTATTCACTGAGGGCGTTGATGATAAGCTGATGCAGGTTAAAAATCATCGCAATGGCTCTATTATCGTCGGTAAGTCCGGGGACTCTCCAGGGCGTGGCGGCCGTTCTTCAATTTATTTCCTAGATGAGTGCGCTTTTTATCCCCGAGCTGATTCTATTGAAGCTGCCGTATCACGGAACGCCGATTGTAAGATCTGGGGATCAACTCATCACGGGACTAGTACACTTTTTTACAGGAAAACGACAAGCGGGGTTAATCCGGTCTACGTATTCGACTGGTGGGAAATCCCTATGTACTGGTACGACGCTGAACGAGCCAAAGCCGAAGCAGAAGGAACGCTCCATATCTTCATGCAGGAAGTTGAGCGTAACGCTGCCGCTTCTCTTGAATCTGTCTGCTGTCCTCCTGAATGGGTATCGTCGATTAAACGGAATGATAATATCATCAACGGCGCCAGAATAGCGGCACTTGACCCGGCAAACGAGGGCGGGGACACTCATGGATTCTGTGTTATTGACGGGAATCAGTTTATCTATGCTGATGAATCAGGAGAGGGAGATCCTGGAGACGCTACGGATAAATATTTCTGGAAAGCTCACGAGATGGGCTGTAAAGAGTTTCGTTATGACCCGATTGGTGTTGGTGCTGCTGTTGCTGTCCGATTAAAAGAGATTTTGAGAATGCCATCAGAGGGCGGAGATTTACCGGAAAATCACCCTGTCAGAAAAATGCGTATTGTACCGTGGAATGCTGGCGGTGCTGTTGTCCGTCCTGCTGATCAGGATTACGCCGAAACGAATAACAAAGATTTCTTTGAAAACGCCAAAGCTCAAGCTTGGTGGTCTGTCCGCCATGAAATGTTGAACACCTACCGATTTCTGAACGGTAAAGATTATGAAGCCGGTGAATTGATCTCCATATGTGAGCAAACAAGCCAGAAGATGGAAAAACTTTTACTTGAATTATCACAGCCTCAATACACGACCAGTAAATCCGGAAAACTCATGATAGATAAAAAGCCGAAAGGGACAAAATCACCAAACCTTGCGGACGCTTATGTGATCTGCCGCGCCGAAGTCACCCCCGACTGGATTTCATGGGCAACTGTCTAAAATAATCCTTTACAAACTTCCTTTATTCCATTACAATAGACAATATAAAGATTAAGCGAGGTGTTTTTATGAAATTTATTATGACAGAGCATGGTCTTGCCATAGCCCTTGAATCTCCATGTTGCGGATCTGCTATGAATCTATCCCCCAGAAATCCAGTATTGGATAGGGGAGTAAGAATAGTCAAAACAGATTTTGACCCTATTTGCATTAAATGTGGACAGGCTTTTTCTGTTAACATCGACATTCAGCCGATAATCAGGGACATTTCTTTTACCATCGAGGTTACGCCATGACATGTCCAACCTGCCAAAAAGACTATCCACCGTCCTACATAGTAGGGCATAGCTGTTATCTTTGCGTACTAAAAGATTATCCTCATAGGGGATTTTTCAAGCGCATTGTCTACCGTAAAGCGGTTGCCGTATCGCTGGCCTTATCCACGCCATTGACGGTCAAACAGGCGCGTAAGGTTGTTAAGAAGTTCGGGATTGACGATATGTACCGACTCGTTGATTTGCAAAATGGTAAGCTGGTTGATAAGAATCCGAATAGTACATTTTTCAAGAGAGTTATGGAGGTGGAGTTGTGAGAAATAAATGCGAATGGGTAAATAATATATTTGAGCCATGTTTGAATATTTCTGGATTTTTAGAAATCAGAACAGATAGAGTTGGTTTTTATGATAAATACGGAGGGTTTTATGGTAAAGGTCTTGCTAATTTTTGCCCCTTCTGCGGTGCCGACATCAGAAAGCCTGAACCGGAAATCATTATGCGTAAGAGTGGCGGGACGTGGGTTATCAAAGACAATGAAGAGGTTGATTGGATTTATCTAGGATCTGAGAAATTTGATAATATAATATGGGTTGAAAAATCATTCAGAGATTG